ATGGAAGTTGGACATTTTTACTTTTTGGACAATCAATATTATCAAGATTTTAATGACGATAAGCTTATGAGCAACCATGAAATTGTTAATGGTAAAATACATGATCGTCCTTGCTATTGTTGTATAGATACATCTGACAGCAATATTTATTGGGTCATTCCAATATCTTCACAAGTTGAAAAATATCGAAAAATATATAACAAGAAGATTAGCAAGAAGGGAAAATGCGATACCATTGATTTTGGAAAAGTGCTTGGTGCAGAGAGAGCGTTTTTAATTCAAAATATGTGTCCTGTTACCGATAAATATATAAAGAATGAATATCAACATTTAGGTGTACCAGTAGCCATTGATTATATGACATATAAAAGAATAGTGTCTAAGGCTACAAAGGTGTCTGCTTTAGTACATAATAAAAATTCACATTTGATATTTCCAGATGTGTTGAAAATTGAAGAAGCGTTAAAGTCAAAAAATAAATAGAATACAATACAAATAAAGCTCCGATATTCTCGGAGCTTTTGTTATACATGAACACACATTGTTTACTTTCGCCTATTTGTACACTTGTGTACACTCATATACTCATACACTCGTATTCATTATCTATTCCCTCAAATTAACATTTACGTTAATCCAATCCTTGCCGTCACGTTCCATGGTGACAGTATAGTACAATCTGCCCTTAACGCCAAAACTATTTTCAGCGTCCACATAAGATGATACGGTATAGCTATCATTATGATGTGTAATAAAGTTTTTATCATACATTGGATAATCTGCTGTTGCAGGAGCTTTTAACTGTTTATTTACATAGAATTTAGCTGCTGTGTAAGCTTCTTGGCTGTAGTCTTTTTCGTAGTGTGAAATGTCTGAAATTTTGTCAATTAGCCCCAAAATGGCAAAAAACAAAAATATAATGACAAATACAATTCTACCAATGGAATAATGAACTTGCTCGGTAGTGTCATTATTAGCAGATGAGGTATTTTCGTTAGCTAAATTGTTTGTGTTTTCTTGATTGTTTGCCATAACTATTCTCCTTTTAAATTTATATCAAAACTATAAACAAATAACTGTTAGGGTCTTTAAAACAGTTGAAAATGAGAGTAGTGGTAAAACCAATATTAGTATATTAGGCAAGACCATAACGCAACTTTCAGATTTAAAGAACTTATTAAATAATAAAACGAATATAACTTTAATTCCTGCAAATGAAGTAGCAAATGTCCGTCAGTTTAACAATCTTTTGGCACAGGGCAAATCGGTCGCTGAAGCCGAGTCAATAGCTTTAAAGGGTTGCTCTGAAACAACTCTCAATGTTGCTAGAAGTGCTAATGGTGCAGCGGTATCAGAAGAAATACTTTCCGCTTCTTTAAAGGGTGTTGCAACTTCTTCTAAGCTTGCTGCCGCTGGCATGAAAGTGTTATCAACTATTGGTAATATGGCTGTCGGCTTGCTTGCAGGTTTAGTCATTGATGGTATTATAACACTTTTTGATAATATTGTCAATGGTGCAGATAACGCAAAAGAAAGTTTAGCTCAGTTCACAAGTAGTTTCTCTGACTCTATTGACAAATTAGATGAAGAAAACAAGTCAGTAAACGAATTAGTAAATCGTTATGTAACTTTGGTTGCGACAACAGATGACTTGTCAACTGTTAAGGACGATTTGAATACTATTCAGGACAACTTAATTGACAAGTACGGTAATGAAGCTAAGAGCCTTGATTTACTTAATGACAAAATGTCTGAGAATATTAAGAAAATCAAAGAGTGGAAAAAAGAAAAGGCTGAGAGTGAACTTTATCAAGAGTCGGATATTACTGATCCTGATGATAGTGATAGAAAGCTGAGTGTTAAAGAAGCCTATGATTTAGCACAAAAGAAATTAAAAGAGGGAAGCTCTTTTAACAAGGGTCTTTTTACTACTGATTACGGTGGCAAAGGGCAAGCCTATGTATCAGACGGTCTATTCAGTGGCTATAATTCTAATGCTGATATCAACAAGGTCGGCTCTCGTGGTTATGGTGATTGGTACAGTTACAAGAATGACATTGAACCAATTCTCAAAAAGTATAATAACGTTGGTATAAGCACTAATGCTTATAGTAATTTACTTTTCGCAGGTACAATGCAAGAACGTATTGATACCATGCAAAAGGTTTATGATGAATTATCCGAGAAATGGGCAAACATTTCAAAAGACGATAATCGTAACAAGTGGTTGGCTGATTTGCAAAAAGAAATTGCTACCACAACAGAGGAATATGATAAACTTTCTAATGCCGTTGATAAATACAACGAAATTCAGAAAACACTTGAAAACTATAACACAAGTGAAGAATTTAGCAAAGCATTTGATGAAGCTCAGAAAGCTACTGAAAGTTATAGTCATGCTGTAGCAAATAAAAATATTGATGATGTTGATAGGCTTTATGATTTAACTCAGCAATACAAGGACAAATTAATTGACTTGGCTAATGGTGACGAGGATTTAATTGACTATGTTAATACTTTCTTTGAAACTTTACCTGCAAAATTAACAACAGATACTTTTGATATTTCTGAGTGGACGGACGATATTGACGAAGTTCAGAATAAGGCAAAATCACTGAAAGATACCTTAACGAGCCTGCAAGACGGAAGTATTTCGGATAGTGATTTAGTTGAACTGTTTAAATCATATCCTGACTTGGCTAAGTTCTCAGGCAACACGGAAAAGCTGACAGAAGAAGTTAAGAAACTGATAAAGCAAAACCCTAAAGAGCTGATAAATAGACTCAAAGAGTTATCAGACACATTGCCAAATGGCAACGATAAGGCTAATGTGGAAGGTCTTATTTCAAGCCTTGAAAAACTCGGAGAGGTAGCTTCTTCTATTTCTGAAGTTAAACTGTCTGTAGATGATATTGAGAAAATTTATGAGGAAACATTTGATAATCTTATAGATAAAGCCGAGGACGAGAAAGATGTTCTCGAAGAGCAAAAGAATATTCTTACAGAACAAAAAACTCAACTTGACAATATTATTTCTCAGTACGAAACCGTTGCAAACACAGTGGAGTCTTATATTGATGAGCAGAAATCAGCTATTGAGAACAGATACAATGCTGAAATTGATGCCATTAAAGCTGTTAATGAAGAAAAACAAGATACCATTGACTTACAGGAGAAGTTAAATAATCTTGAAAATGCTAAAAAGAAAAAGGTAAATGTTTATTCTGAAGCTAGTGGTTGGCACTTAGAAACCAATACCGAGGAAGTAAACAAGGCACAGCAGGAATATGAACAGGCTAGTGCTGATAAACGTGTATCTGACCTTGAAAAACAGCGTGACAAGGAAACTTCACTGTGGGATAAGTACAAACAACAGTGGCAAGACCTTATAAATAGTTCTACTAATACAGAAAATGAACAGCTTGCTAAAGATATTTTAGGTGTTAATTGGACGGACAAAATAGCACAGCAAGACACAAATATTCTTAATGACTTTGCCAGCAAATATCAATCTTATCGTTCTCAACTTTCAGATCAGGTTGAAAAGGAAATTGAGAGCGTTGATAAAGAGATAACGGCTAAAAGCAAAGAAATTGAGGCATACAAGAAAGAAAAAGAAGCTTTATCAAACTATGTTACAGATATTACGAATAAGAACAAAGACTACATAAAACAGTTGACAAACGTTTCTGAAAAAGAAATGCAAACTATGGAAGGTAGGACTAAGTTCTTAGAGGATTGCAAAAAACGTGCTAGGGAAGCTCTTGACTATTCTGATATTTCTGTTGAGGGTGCTAAATCGAATGGTTTGTATCTTGTTCAATATGACGGTGAAACTGTTGGAACAGGGCTTGATGAAACGCAAGCAGAACAGTTAAAATCTGAACTGTACGGCAAAATGGTTTCATCAGAACTCTTGGCTAATCCTATGCTTGGTAAGAACAAGGGTGCATTAACAGCTATTCTTAACGCTTTAAAGAGTAAGTTTAACATTATTAAGCCATATCGCTCAGGTGGTATTGATGATTATACAGGGCTTGCACAACTTCACGGAAAGCCAAATGCAGTTGAAACTATCTTCAATTCAGAGCAAGGCAGAAAGCTATACAACCTTGTGGCTAATACAGATAATCTTGTCAATTATATTGGAGATAAGATTTACAATGGTATAACAGATTTGGTAAGGACAAAAATGTCTACACCAAATAACATTCAAAATAGAAATGATACAAACAATAAGACTATTGTATTCCAGATTGATACTGTCAATACAACAGACGGCACAACATTCTTAGAGCAGATGAACGCTTATCTGCAACAGGCTGATTTGGATAGAATAGTTGGCAAAAATTATTAAATAAATGCAAAAGTAATAAAGAGCCATTAATTATTTAGTGGCTCTTATCTTTTGGAAAATAAGAGAGGTGAAGAAAAAAATGATTATGACTCCTACATTGGTATTTCCTGATGATGAGGTTGTAAAGATAGATAAGCATAAGGACACAAATGGTGAATATGATCGTGCGCCACACTTCAGTTATCAGTTTAATTGTACGGCAGGTTCGGCTATGCGTTGGGCATTGTGCGAGTACACAAACCTTAAAACAGGCGAAGTTAATCACTCTTATTTTCCAAAGGGTGGTGACATAAACACCTTTTACAATGGTGATAAAGTTGGTGTCAATGAGTTAGTTTTTAACGATATTGCCGAGAATGGTCATGATTACCAATATCGATACATTCTTTTTCAAACAGACCCTACGACCATAGCTGACGACACTCAATATGGAGATGGTGTTGGTTTGTATGATATGTATTTCTGCCGTGGAAAAATTCAGAGAGCAGGTTCTTCAACATCATTTTACATAAACAAGGAAATAGGCAATTTGAAAGACGCTTATTATTATGAACGTGCTGACGGTTCAAATTACCTAGTTGGTGGTGCGTACATGGAGATAGGCGAGGAACGTAGGTTTATTGAAAAGTATGACTACAAAACAGGCATGGTTACATTGAAATCTGCTTTTACAAATACACCAACAGTAGGCACTGAATTTAGGATATTTACTAATTACTTTATAGATAAACCGCATTATGTAAAATGCAGAAATGACCCTGATTGTATTGTGACGGCTGAAGTAAATGAAAACAATTCTACTAGACCAATACATTGTGAAACAACGTACACTCACCCTAATCATGTCGGCTTGAAATATTATAAGTATTATTTGTATCAGATAATTAATTCAAATGTAGTCTATGACGGAACTATTCAGGACAGCACAAATGACACAACTCAGGTCAATCTTGGTAAAAGTATAGGTGAAAATATAGTAAATAAGTGTATTACTATAGAGGTAGAGCCTAGTGGAACAGAGGGTCACGTTACCGAGGGTATTAATGGTTTTATTTCTAACTATAATACTGCTACTGGAATGGCTATAATTTATTGCCCTGCAAATACTCAGTTTGTGAAAGGTGCAAAATTTACTGTTTATAGTGAAACACAGAAATTGATTGACGAGAGTCCTGCAATTTATAATTTCAGACTCAACTATGATTTCTATGCTATGCAAGCAGGAAATTCATATTGTGTTGTTAGTGAGATTATAACACTTGACGATAAAATGTATCATTTTAGCAAAAGAGTATCGTTCCAAGGCAACGAGTTAGGTGATTTAGTAAACAACTTTAATTGTCTAATAATTAATAATCGTATAGCAATGCTGTCATGGAATACAACTCTTAGTGGTACTGCAAAGATTTTTAGACGTAATGTAAATGAAGAAGATTATGTTTTTCTTGGTACTACTAATACAAAGAGCTTCTTTGACACAACAGTTGGCAATAAGCAGACTTATGAATATTATGTTTGTTACGGAGATTACAAACCATATAAATCAGAGCAAGTATCGGTAAACAAGGACGGTTGGTTTATATACTCTTTAACCGATTTGGGTACAAAATATAACAAAAAGTATTATGCTATTTCTGAGTGTTGGGAGTTTATAACAGGTATGACCGATAATGATATTACATCAAATATTGGTCTTGCAGTACACACAGGAACAGGTATTAAACCAAAAACAACTAGAACAGTAACAGACTATGAGAGTGGTTCTTTCTCCGCTGACCTTTTGACAATTAATTGCCCTGACGGTCAAATAGTCGATAATATTGACAGAGTAAAAGCATGGACTAAATTTATTAAAGGTAAGAATGATTTTATGTTAAAATCTCATAAGGGCGATGTTTGGATTATAAATATCTCAGATAACCCTACTAGAATTTATGATAGCACAAGTGTATTAGGGTTGACTAATATTAAGTATGATTGGATTGAAGTTGAAGATATAAACGATGTAATAATTATTAGATAGGAGGTAGGAAAGTGTTATGGATTATTATAATAAAATAGACAATGCTTATCTTGCCGAGTTACATAAACCAATGCGAAAAATGTATGTAAAAATGGAAATTTTATCACACTATGAAGGTGCTATTGGCGAAATAACAAGTGACTTATCTTCTACAGATGGTTCAATAACAATTAATAAAGAGCAAGGCTGCCGTAGGTCTTGCTCTTTATCTATTATTGATAGAAGCGGTAAATACTTAACTCAAAAGGATAGTCCGTTTTGGTACAATCGAAAATTCAAAATCTTCATCGGCTTGCAAGTTGACGAAGATCTTTATTGGTTTCCGCAAGGTGTTTTTGTTACAAAGTCAGCAAACTCTAATGGTAGACGATTGAATGTTGAGGGTGTTGACAAATATGGTTTTCTTGATGGAACATTAAATGCTAGAATGTGCCTTGTTGAGTATCAGGCTAGTGTAACTAATTCTAAAAAAGGAACGAATATTGCGACTTTAATTAAGGACACGCTTATGCTTGATTTGGGTAATAATATACCTCTTGACCCTGTTGAGCCGATTATCGACCCTATATTCTATAATGCAACTCTGTATGACGATATTGTAATTGATGAGGGTGGTTATCTTGGTGAGATTTTTGACAAGATTGCCGAAATGTATGGTGCTAACATCTATTATGATGTCAATGGCAGATTGAGAATGGAAAGAGTTTTTAACTATAATTTACCTTCTTGGTATCGCCATTTGTCACCACAATTTGAACTGAGTGAAACCGAAATTACAGAAACGGATATTAATTATACTTATAATTATGACGGTGTAAACATTATTACAGTTACAACAGACAATACAAGTGGTGAAATTTATTCGTACACAGCTAAAAATGAAAACCCACAATCACCTGTAAATATAGGTGCTGTTGGTTATAAGGGTTTGGACGGTGGCACTTATTATATACCACTAGGAGATACAAGTGAAGAAAGCGGAGAGGAAAAGTGTAGGCAACAAGCCGAATATATGTTATTGCAACATACTTGTATGAGTACAGGTATAAGTTATAATCTGCCGATCACTCCACATTTGAATGTTGATAATACCGTTAGGGTTAGTAATGATTATTATAATTTTGACAAACAGTTATTTATCGTAAACTCTATTACAATGCCTTTATCGGCTACTGAAATGAGTATTGAAGCCACTAATCTACAATGGCTGCCATTTGATACAGATTGTATTTCGATTTACTGTGAAACTTTAAGTGATACAGTGGCAATATCTTACAATACGAATGGTGGCAAGGACAAAGACGGCAATACTATCATTTATAAGAGTATCAGCCAAGCCCCTAACAAACAAATCGTTTTACAAGGTGGAGATATGTATAACGAGAATAAATTGCTCGCATGGACGGATAGTCAAGGCAATAAATACAATTATGGTGACGTGTATACTGTACCAAACAACAATACAACATTGACAGCTCAATGGATAACAGGAAATGAAGTTGCAGTTACCAATACATTGTCAGCAGATAGTACGGTAGAATTTCAATCTATGTCACCGTCACGTTGCTTGATACGTTATGATGATAACGAAGTAGCCAGACGTAACGCAAACACAATTTCAACATTTAAAAAGAATTATTCTTTGGGTACACACGATACAACCATTGTGTCTGAGAGTGATGATTTAACCAACTTTGATAATGCTTTTGATAAAGGAACAACTACAAAGATAGATTGTTCCAAAGTAAAAGCTACCTACCTCACTTCACCTATGGGAAACGGATTTGAAAATATGACAGACTTTGTTTTCCCTGCTAATCTTTCAAATATTTCGACTAGCAAGGGTGTGTTGTCAGGTTGTAAAAAGCTGACCAAGATTACATTTCCTATAGCATACTGTGATATTTCACACCCTGAATCGTTTCTTGCTAATAGCACATTTGTTAATGGTTTGGAACTACCTTACACCTTGAATTTCACACCAATGGTTTCAGTTGATAAGCAAACAGGTATCGAAGAAATAAAACAAAACGAGATATTAAAAGGAAGTCATGTTGTTGGAAACTTAACCATCAAAGCGGCAACTACAAACAAGTGCGTAGTGTATGTAAACAAAGAGACAACAAGTTTAATTATTTATCCTGCAACAGTGCAGGGAAGATTCTATCTTATGGGCAAAGGTATTGATGGAGATTTATCTGGACTTCAAACTATACAAATTGGGCGATCTACTAACATTAACGATACCGATGGTTTTGCAAGTAATACATCGGCAAACATAAATCTGAGTTTGGACTTTCAATCGGGTAATTGTACTACTAAAATACCTAAAAACGCTTTTAACGGCTATAGTGGTAATACGATTAATGTTGTAATTTATGGTAATGTGACCGACAGCAATGGTATCACGCTTGAAAGCGGATCGTTTTGCAATATGCCTAATATGACAAAATTGCCAATGACAAATAGCATAAGCTTAAAAGTTATACCTGAGAACTGCATGAATAATTTAGCTTCATTAACTTTAGCAACTACAGGCTATGTGGTTGACGTTGAGGGTTGTAACGACATGCCTAACCTGACAACTCTAAGAATTGAAAGTTCTTGCGAAATAGTAAACGGATTTAATAACTGCCCTAAATTGAAAAGTTTGTCATTCATGAGTGACGGAAAAGTAAAAGAGATTGGTGGGTTAAACAATAATGCTATTACAACATTTTATATTCCAAATATGGCTTTGTCTGTATCGGGTGTGAATAATTGCTCTGCATTAACAACGGTTGTTATTGGAGCTTCTTTGACTAGCTTTACAGGGTTTAATAATTGTCCTAAGTTAAATAAGTTTACTGTGGATAGTTCTAATACTACTTTTAAAGTCGTTGATAATAACCTCTGCCAAGGGAATAAACTCTGCCGTGTTCCAATGAGTAAATCAGATATTGTGGTAACAAATGGTACAACGGAAATCATGAGCAATGCTATTCAGATTGCCTTTGTAAACAGCATTTCTATTCCAAATGGTTGCATTTTAGCTAACGACTCAATCAAATGTCAAAGCGTAGGTCAAATTATTCTCCATACTTCTTTTAACACAGAAACTGGGAAATATAATAATTTAACTATGACCGATTTTAGTACCCTTGATAATGTACAAGTCGGAACTATTTTCACATATGGAAATGGTATAACAGATACTACAAACGCAAATTGTTTGCCTGTTGTCAAATACTGTATAGAACATGACATTAATTATGTTGATATGAACGAAACAAATACTAACGCTCGTGGAGTTATTGGAATAAGCGGTAATGCAGAATTGGACGGTGATAATTAATGATAAATACTTATACTTGTATACCAAATCAAACTTCATCAGAAACCGTGTTTGCAGACCTTAAAACATTTTTTGAAGATAAGTGGACTTGGAGTAAAATTGAAACAAATTATCCTGACAGTGAGTCCACCGATTATAACACTTTGACATTTTGGATTGATAATATAACGTACTTTAGAATAATGTTTGACCCTGCAAAGTCACGTTATTGGGCTGGGTGTGGTGAATATGACTCTTCCCAAACGTCACCATATGCTGATTATGTCAGCTTTACCTATAGCAAGTTTGATAGTGTCATGTTGTATACTACAAGTCGGGGAATGTTGATTTTGTTTAAAAGTGGAGATAATGACTATGTATTAGGTGGGGCTATTGCAAAGATGAGAAAGCTGTCCGATGATACAGAGATAACAGGTTTCTTTACCCCTACTTCAAATTCAGGACATCAAGGAAGTAAAATGGCAAGTTTGTATAATATGTTTAGTCAAAGTTTGCACAATGGCGGTACGAACCTTGTACCACAAGTTGATTTTAATATACCATTGAACAGCACAATTGAGGGTCAGTATGCTGCTAAAACTGACGGAATATTCTATGTTTATATGGGGCAAAGTAGTGTGTTTCCTGCTGACGGAACTGTTGTAAAATTCACAATGAATGGCGTTAATTATGTGGGTAACTGCAAAATGGTTTTAGCTGATTATTCGTAAAGGCGGTGTACAGAATGTCTAAAATGAATAAGCTGATTAAGGAAAGTCAAGATAATAAAAAAACACTTGGTTATACCTATGGAACAGTTAAAAGCTACGACTCTACAAACTGCACGGCTGTTGTTTCGCTATTAGAGTATAATGGTGCTGAAAAATCTTTCTTGAATAAATCAGGTGAGATTTTAAGCATGGGAGATAGCGTGTGGATCTATTTCCGTGGTGGTGGTATAAACGCTGGCTACATTGCTATTAGGAATGGCAAACCTATACCTCTAGGAAGTCAAAATTCTAGCGTAGGACGATTTGTTGAATACGTTGATAGTGGTGGTAGTAGACACATCTCAGAAAAGTTTAATTATTATGGCAGTTCTTATTTTTATACTATAGCCCCTGATGGAACAGAACAGATTACTATTTATCTTGAAAATATCGCTCATGGTGATTATAACCATGTTGAAGGTCAAGCAAATCATTGTTACGAATATAGTTATGACAGCAATAATTATATTGATTTTTCAGAAATGAAAACTAACAGTATGTTACATATGTTACTCTATACTCGTGGAAATAGCAGTTTAAATTCCTTAACAGGCTTTAATAATACTAGCGTTGGTGGATTTTCTAATCACGTCAGCGGTATGTGGAATACATCTGAATATAGCGTGGCGGTTGATTGTAGCGGTGCAAAAAATACTGTTTTCAATTCTCGTGATACATATATTAATGGCATAAATAATTTGCTAGAGGGTGTAGCTGATAGTATTGTAGTTGGCACATACAATATTGTCAAGGGTGACAAAACTAAAGACCAAATGGCAAAATATAACGCCGTGTTTGGATATCACAATGAGGTTCTTAATTATGATGGATGTCTTGTTGCAGGTACATGGAATCATGCCACGGCAGATAACCAAACCGTTATAGGTATCAATGCAAAATCAACTTATAAAAGCTCGGAAAATGCAAGTATACTATTTAATATAGGAAATGGTCATAATATAGAAGATGGAACTCTAACTCAAAACTCTGCAATGCAAGTAGACTTTTTGGGCAATGTTTATGCTGGCGGTGCGTATAAAACGATTGGTGCTGACTATGCCGAATATTTTGAATGGCTTGACGGCAACGCTAAAAATCAAGATAGAATTGGTTTGTTTGTTACGCTTGACGGTGATAAAATCAAGCTTGCAAATAAGGGTGATTATATCCTTGGTGTTATATCAGCCAACCCATCTATTGTTGGTAACTCTGCTGAGTTAGATTGGCATGATAAGTATAAAACAGATGTTTATGGACGGTTGATTTATGATGAGTCATACAATCCTATAGTCAGTAAAAACTATAACGATACGCTTGAATATGTTCCTCGTGGGGCTAGAAAAGAGTACAGCAAAGTTGGCTTGTTAGGACAGTTAGTAGTTCAAGATGACGGAACGTGCGAGGTCAACGGATATTGTACAGCTAGTGTGAATGGCGTGGCAACCAAGTCGGATAGTGGTTATAGAGTTATCAAACGTATTGATGAAACACATATAAAAATAATACTGAAATAGAAAGAGGGCTAACAACCCTCTTTTATTATTGGAGGAAAAGTTATGAAAGAGATTATTACTCAGATGATTACAGAGTATTTACCTGTAATTTTAACAGCGGTTATGACGGCTATTGTAGGCTTTGTAAAATCGAAGTATACAAAAATCGCAAATGACAGCATTAAGAAAGATGTAGCAAGTACAACGGTTAAATATATAGAACAGATTTATAAAGACGTTCACGGTACAGAAAAGCTTGAAAAAGCTAAAGAAACCATGCTTGCCCTGCTTGAAGAAAAGGGTATTAAGATTTCCGATGTAGAGCTTGTTATTTTGCTTGAAAGTGCCGTTAAAGATATGAATTATAAATCACTTACAGATTTTATTGACGAGGTTAAGAATGGCGGTGAGTAATTATGAACACAGTTAAGGAAATTGCTACCTACTGTGGAAGTATTACAACCATTTTGGCACTGATAACAATTATTGTTAAGCCAATAAGGAATAGATTTGTAGGGTGGATTTCAAAAACCAGTGACAAAGATAATCTAAATAAAAAAATAGATAAACTAACAGTATTAGTGGAAAGACAGGTAGAACAGAACCAAAGCATGGAAACTCAGTTGCGAAAACAAAGTTTGGCGTTGCAGGCTACGTTGAGAAATTCTATTTTAGTGATTTATAATTCAAGAATGAAAGAAAATAGTATTTCACTGTACGAAAAGGAAAATCTCGCAAGACTATACGAAAGCTATTCATCTATTGGTGGCAATAGTTTTGTACATAATTGTGTAGACGAATTAAATAAACTGCCTGTAAAGGAAGATTAATTGGAAAGGAAGTAATTTTTATGGCAACAACAATAAAAGGTATAGATGTTTCTCATTGGCAGGGTACTAATGTAGATTTTAACAAAGTAAAAAAGGCAGGATATGACTTTGTTATGATAAACGCAGGCTACGGCAAATGTATCGGTCAGAAAGACGAATGTTTTGAAACCAATTACAAAAAGGCAAAATCAGCAGGACTTAAAGTTGGTGCTTATTGGTATTCATATGCTCTAACATCAGCAGATGCCGAATTAGAAGCCAAGGTGTTTCTTGAAGCAATCAAGGGTAAAACTTTTGAAATGCCTATTGCTTTTGATATAGAAGATAGTACACAGTGCGATTTATCGGCTTCTACTATAGGTAGTATAATTAATGCTTTTTGCGGTTATTGTGAAAAGAAAAATTATTATGTAATGCTTTATAGCTATGCTGCTTTTCTTAACAGTAAAGTTCCTAGTGATTGTAAAAACAAATATTGTGTATGGCTTGCTGAATTTGACAAGTCAAAGCCTTCATACGGTGGTAGCTATGGTATGTGGCAGTACACAAGTAAAGGCTCGGTTTCAGGTGTAAATGGAAACTGTGATTGCAATTATGCCTATAAAGATTTTACCGCAATTATAAAGAAAAAGGGTCTTAATGGTTTTAAAAAGCAAAAAAACAATGAACTTTCGATACTCGAAAAGTCTGGTTATAAAAAGGGTGATAAGACCAGTGGTGTTCTTGCTCTAAAAGAAATGCTCATCATAGCCAAGGCAAGAAAACTTCACAACGTCACACTTGACGAAAATAGTATATTTGGCGAGGGTACTGAAAAGGCTGTTAATGCTCTGCTGAAAAAGTGGGGTTATAAGCAGAATAGTGTTGCAGGTGAGAAGTTTATCAAGAAGCTTGCAAGTGCTATTAAGTAATACTAATTGTTTTTGTTTTTAAAGGGCGAGGTAACACAGCTTCGCCCTTGTTATATTTTATTTATACGAAAGGAAGATGATTTATGGCGTATTGTGCTATAAACGGAAACCTGTACGAAAATGGAAAAGCTTTTGAGCTGAAAGTTGGCATTGGTGCTGATTTTAAAGTACAGGCTTCGGGAACTGGCAGTTTTCAGGTTGTAGGAAAACTGACTCAGAATGGCGCAGAGGAAGTGCTTATGATGGTCGATTTAAGTGACTTCTCAACAGTTGATACGATTACAACGGAAAATGTTTATGCAGGAGATGTTAGTGGTTACTATAGTGTGACCGTTAAGAACGTTAAGGGTGTAAACAAAATTTGGGGAACGATCACATATTAAGGAGGTGGATTTATGGCTACAGATATTATTGCTAGAGGTATGGCGGCTAATGCTAAAAAATCTGTCACCGCATTAGGTAACAAGATTGAAAGTGAAAAGTGGATTGGCACAAAAGCCGAGTGGGAAGCCGTTGATAAATCTACTATAAAAGACGGCACAATTGTATATATCACTGATGATGAAACGGTGATTTTATACGATAAAGCGGAAATGGAAAAGATAGCCACGCAGGTTGCCACAGACCGCAAAGCCGCTGAAACCGCTGCGCAGACAGCACAATCCATAGCTGACAGTTTGCCTGAGGACTACACTACCGCTGTTGGAAAAATTGCTGAGAATACTGCTGAGATAGCTAACGTGAAACTAACGGACAAAGAGTTGCAACGCAGGGTAAATGCACTGTATGACTTGGGCAACGGCATAACACACCAGTTTGAAACTGACAGCGATACGGCATATGCCAAGACTATTCCTACAGGGGCAAAGCTGATGTCGGTGAAGTCAATAGGTGGTCATTCTGAGGTCATTGACGGTGAGATTGTTAGTGCAGGCACGGAAGAGGTCGTGGAGCAGGGAAAGAATTTGTTTGACTATACTGACAAAACCTATCATGGAGCGAATGTAAACAAGGTTGAAAATGGTGTTATTTACACAAAGGGGTTGACGACAACTGCCCTAAATATTCCGACTATTGCTGAAAATAAGTATACGCTGTCATTCAAAGTAAAGTCAAATGCAGCTAATCGAGACGGTTTGCGGTGGTCACTGCAAAAAGGGAAAAACACATCATACGCACATGATAGTTCGCTGATAAAGTCGGAAGTAGGTTATGCGGCAAACACAGAATATCAGGCAGTAGTTACGTTCGTAGCCGACACTGATTTTGTGTCGCTGTGCACCATAGCGGGCATGATCTATGACGTTCAGCTAGAAAATGGTGATACCGCTACCAATTATTCTCCATTCTATCAGACCGCCTACCAAATTCCAGAGGCAATCCGCAATCTGCCTGGCTATGGTTGGTCGGCAGGAACGGCACGAAACTATGTGGACTATGAGAATAAACGATACGTTCAGTGCGTGAGCAGCGTTGATTTGGGGGCATTGAATTGGGTTGCGGGTGACAGCGGAAAAGTAGGTTTTCAAACTTCGCAAGTTAAAGGGCAGAAACTGACAAAGAATTACACCATTTCGCCAAATTTTCTGTGTTCAAAATATTCAACAAAAACGCAAAACGAGGTTTGGGGTAAAACCAATGTAACAGGCATAACAGCTGATGCTAACACTGACGGATATATCTATGTCAACGATACGTCCTACACCGATGCCACAGCATTTAAACAGGCTATGCAGGGCGTTATGTTATATTACGAATTGGAAACCCCTGTCGTCACCGATATTTCTGACCTGCTAACAGATGATTTTCTGCAAAATCTAACAGTTGAAGCAGGTGGTTCAGTGACATTCAAAAACAGCAATGACAACTATCGCATACCAGTGCCGTCAGAAGAAGAGTATATCGTGAAACTATCAGAAGTGGGAGGTAGCGTATGACGGATTTGCAGAGAAAAATGGCTGAGAAGCTAGGATTATCCTCAGAAGACTTCCAACCAAAGAAGGCTACAAAGGTTGATGAGTTGGAAGCTCAGGTGCTATATACTGCACTGATGACTGATACTCTAATTGGAGAGGAAGAGGAAGATGTATAGAAAAGTCAAACGTTTGTACGATTTAGGATTGTACACCGCTGAACAGGTCAAAGACTTCGCCGACAGGGGGAAAATAACCCCTGAGCAGTACGAGGAAATCACAGGGGAAAAGTATGAAAGTGAGGATAACGAGGGTGGTGGAAAGATCAAATGAGCGTAAGTATATATAACAAAACTGACAACAAGCTTAGTCCACTAGCAAACCAAACGGAGCTTATGGACAATGACGGTACAGCAGATATTACAAGCCAAATAGAAAATTTGACTACCTCGGTTAAAAGAAACACAGATGAAATATCTATTCTGAGTGGAAGTTGTGTTCGCATGGAGAAATTAAATCGTAATGCTCATATCGCAGGTGGCACATGGAATTGCAATGATCCAGATGCTATAAATGGGCTTCTCGGTCAAATAAATCGTGGCGATATTTCCGAATTAGGTCTTGGTACAGAACTGAAAATAAAAGGAACTATTGAAAATGTTCCTTGTATTGTTAATGGTGAAGAAAGTACAAAAACGGTAGAGTATGATACTTATTTTGTATGTGTGGCGGTGGATTTTCTTAGGACTACAAAAGCCTCAAGTGGAAAACGGTCATATACATTTATGCCTTTTGGGTCACCAATAGGAACAAATGTTATTGATAACGCTACAGGTTTAGGTGATGTTCACGCATACTCTCAAACATTCATTCAGCAAAAGGTTATGCCTGTTTATACTGCACATTTTAAAAATATTTTTGGAAATAATCTTGCTGAGTTTTCAGACCCGTTACCACTTATGATTAACAAATCAGCCACAAGTTACACTTATGTCAATGGTGGTGGAAGAAGTGTGGAAAACTATGGCTATAGTGATAGTTATACATCCTATTCGCTTAGATTGCCGAGTGAGCCTGAGATTTTCGGACATTATGTTACCTCAGGTTACTATGATAATTCAGGCATGGAGTCACAGTTGCCATACTTTGCAAATAAGCCAATTACTACAGCTTTAACAGGCTTTGGTTATGATACTACTGGTGGAATGTGGCTATCGTCATATTCGGGTATGAATTATTACGGATATTATGATATTGATAAAAGAACAATTCACGCAAGACCAGCCAATGCCGAGTTTGGCATTTACCCACTTCTGACATTGGTTCAGAAATAA